CAGAATAACAAAACCAAATGGCATTGTCATGTCTTTCGGATGGAACAGTGCAGGTATAGGCAAAGTAAATGGATTTGAAATAATAGAAATATTGTTAGTTGCGCATGGCGGTAGTCATAATGATACAATTTGCACGGTTGAGCGTAAGATACAAACGACACTTTCGATATGACTAAGCACTGTAAAATATACATGGACTATTTTGGTTACGGAATTGATGACTTCATTCCTTGCGAAGTTAATGGAGAAAAAGCTGTTGACATTCATCATATACACGGCAGGGGCAAGGGAATGGATGTTATTGAAAATTTGATGGCACTTTGCCGTAAACATCACGATGCTGCAAAAGGAATTGGAGGCACATATCTTCATCCCGATATGATGCAAATAATTCATAATAACTTTTTAAAACGAAAAACATGACAAAGGACGAATTAACTGAGCGAATGAAGTATGTCAGAATAAGCGAGCGGCGCGGAACTCTATTTCTGATAGGAATAATATTATTCATCATTGGTGCTATTGCGCTGGCAACCTTTGGATGGATATTATTAATAAGAATTTATGAGTACGGAGCGTAAAGCCCATTGGTTACAAAGTGCCAATGGGATATAAGCAACTCCTTTAATGCTTACATTTTATAACTTTAAACAAATATTTGGTTTTGTCAAAATAATATTGTATCTTTGTAATATGTTCCGAGCATACAAATACCGAATCTCGCCCACTAACTCACAAAAGGAGTTAATTGCCAAGCACATTGGCAGTAGTCGTTTTGTGTATAATCTTGCTTTGGAAACAAAAAATACCGCATATTTAGGATCTAAACATAATTTCTCGCCTTTTGACCTAATCAAACAACTACCTGACCTCAAAAAAGAATGTGAGTGGTTGAAAGAAGTCAATAGCCAATCTTTACAGCAATCTATACAAAATATGGACATTGCTTTTAAGAAGTTTTTCAAAGGTGCTAGATTCCCTAAATTCAAATCAAAGCATCGAGGCAAACAATCTTTTTCAATTCCACAAAATGTAATAGTTGAAAACAACCTTTTAATTATCCCAAAATTCAAGGAAGGAATTGATATTGTTTTGCATCGTGAAATTAAAGGAACAATTAAAAATGCTTCTATAAGCGTTACACCAACGGGAAAATATTTTGTTTCAATATTAGTTGATACTAATACTGAAATGCCAATTAAAGCACCGATAACCGAAAACACAACTATTGGCATTGATTTAGGGATTAAAAATTTTGCAATAACTTCTGATGGTGAGGTATTTAATAATCCTAAGAACTTACGAAAAGCGCAAAGCAAATTAAAGTATGTACAACGTAAATATTCAAAAAACAAAGGTAAGAGAACAAAACAACGTCTTGCTTTACTACACGAAAAAGTAGTAAATAAACGCAAAGATTTTCTGCATAAAACATCCACTAAATTAATTCGTGAGAACCAAACGATAGCTTTAGAGGATTTGGCAGTAAGTAATATGGTAAAGAACCATAATTTAGCACAAGCAATAAATGATGTAAGTTGGTCAACTTTTGTAACTATGTTAGAATACAAAGCAAAATGGTACGGCAAAAACATTCTACGAATAGGGCGTTTCGCACCATCATCAAAGACTTGCTCTTGCTGTGGATATATCAATAAAGAACTGATACTAAAAGACCGTGAATGGACTTGTCCTAAGTGTAATTCTGTTCTTGACCGTGATGTAAATGCTGCCATAAATATTAGATCTTTTGCTCTTAAAAATCATTTGAGTGGGGAACACACTCTTAAAAATCAGGACGAACTGCCAACATTAGTTGGAGTGTTGACTTCTGAAGCCCATCCCGTCGCTTTGCGTGGGTGGGTAGTTCACGGGATGGTTAAAATGATAGGGTAAGGAGATAAAAAATGAACAAAGAAAAAACACAAAAGTCAATAGACAGGGTGACTGTCACAAACCTGGACATAGCACTACGGATGTGTCACATTGAAATCAATAAAAGCATACTTGACAAAGTGATTGACTTAGTTGAGCTAATTGAGGAGAAAGGGCAGGACGTTTCAATTCAGGATATATGTGAACTGGAAGCATCATGGAAGTCGTTAGGAGCAATGAAAGGAGGTGAATAATGGAAACGTACTGGGATGATTTTGTAAAAGAATATCAGGGCTTTTGTGTAGGCAAATCCTTATCGCAAATCCTTGAGGCTTTTTGGTACTACTGCAATGGTCAGAAAATCAAAACAAAAAAGATATTGAAAGGGAGGTAATAAATGAAAGTAAAAATAATTAAAGCCGAAAAGAGTAAATGGTATTATAAACTTATCGGCAAAGTTAGGACTGCAAAATGCATTACGGATTTTGGTATTGGTAAAACTAAAACTTATGTGATGAGAAATTACCGTACATTATTAAGAACAATTCCTATTGAGGATTGCGATATATATATCGAAGGGAACAAATAATGACCGCAAAAGAAACTGCACACATAATTCACTTAGCTATAACCGAGATAAATCAAAAGTTACGGCGGTGCAAAAGTGAGGTAGGTAAGAACCGGATCATTCGGGAAGTCTGCAACAGAAACGACGTTAACGAAAAACACATTCGCAAAATAGGAGGGTATGACAGATGAATTTTATTGAGACAATGATTTATTCGTTATTTATTATATCTCTGTCTTTATATGCAGGGTATAAATTTGGCAAAAGAGATAGAAAATGACCGCCGAAGAAGCTCGCGCTGTTTGTGGAATGTTCGGATGTATTGAAGGCCGAGAAGAAAAGTGCAAATATCCGATTAAAATCTATGGGACAATTATGGTAGTTGATAGTTATAATCTGCTTTTCAATAACACAAATGATGAACTCGTTTTCTTTCGTTTGCGTTATGTTGAAAAATTCGGGATGAGAATTAAAGGGAAAAGAATGCTAATTATACCTCATAAGTTCAAAAAATATGTAACTTTACAATATGAAAACCAGAGATGCATGGTTAATGTTTTTCATGATCCAATCTATTGAAGATTGTCATATCTACTTATTATCACTTTCTTTTTGGGCAAACTAAATGAAAATCGTAATCGTTTGTACATACATTTCTCGGCAGGCGCAACTATTAAATACACTTGCATCGTTTTTGCAATATGATCCTAAAGACTTCGTAGTGGTAGTGGTTGACGATGGTTCACCGCAGGATATTGTTTTACCTGAGTTACCTTTTAAAGTTGATATTCTAAAGCTTACCGATAAGACCTGGCATAACACTTGTATTCCTTTCAACTGGGGATTTCATCGGGCAATGGAATATTCACCTGATATTGTTATCATTCAAAACGCCGAATGTTTGCATAACGGTGATATACTTTCCGAAGCCGCAAAAGTTACTGATGAGAATTACCTTTCATTTGCCTGTTACTCTTTGGCACAGGGGCAAGGAATAGATTGTGAACTGCAAAACAAACCCGCTTCGTTTAATGACGAAAGTTCATGGTATAATCATTCGATTTATCGTCCTTTTGGTTTTCACTTCTGTAATGCGATGACAACGGCTAATCTTAAAAAATTGAACGGCTTTGACGAACGCCTTTGGAACGGTATAGCATATGAAGATAATATGTTTAAACACCAGATTTTGAAATTAGGATTGAGATTTGATTTTATTGATTACCCTTTTGTATTTCATCAGTGGCATGACAGGCCGTATGAGATAACTGAGGAACTTGTTAAAAGAAACTATGATACATTTATAGCACTCGAACAAAATAATGAATACAGGGCAGTACACGTTTTAACACCGGACTTATGAAATTCGATAATTGTTTTGATTTTGCAACTTTTTATGACTTTGCATTAAGTCAATTTTACAAAGGAATATTTGTTGAGATAGGTGTATGGAAAGGTCAATCAATTGCTTATATGGCAAAACAGATAAAATAAACCGGAAAGAATATTCAGCTTTTCGGAGTTGATACCTTTGAGGGTACACCTGAAGATATGATGCTGATTAATGATGAGGATTGCATTAACGGGACATTGTTTGAAACATATCTCCAGACTATTGATCCTTATCCTGAAATTATTACCACAATAAAAGGCGATAGTAAGGTAGTTTTTGATCGCTTCATGAATAGTTCAATTGACTTCTTGTTTATTGACGGCGATCACCGTTATGAAGGAATTAAAACGGATATTTACAATTGGTTCCCGAAAGTAAAGTTAGGAGGCATTATTTCCGGCCATGATTACGAAACCTCTGCAACTTGCGGAGTTAAAAAGGCTGTAGATGAATATTTTGGCAGTGTTGCGACTATGGGACGTTGCTGGTACTATAAAAAATAAAAAACATGAAAGCAGAAAGATTAAAAAGAAAATGGTATTATTTTGTGAGTATTTTCGCTTTTACAGAGAAAGCAAGAATAAATGCAAGAAAGAAATTAATTAAACCATTATTCAGACATCCTACGGGTGTATGTCTTGGATGTGGTGTAGATATGTATGACGGCACTGACTTTTGTTGTGATGACTGTGCTAATTTCTATGCCGCAGATATGGAGAGTTATGGAAGACAATAGCGCAAAATTAATATGATTTGGGACTGTTTCATGTTTTTTGAAAATTTGGAGTTATTAGAACTCCGGTTGATGACCTTAAATGAAGTTGTCGATAAATTTGTTATCTGCGAACTTGGTATGACACATATGGGAATACCGAAGCCTTTGCATTTTGAGAATAATAAACATTTGTTTGAAAAATATTTGCCGAAAATAGTTCACGTCAAAAAAGACAGTATCCCTTATAACGGATACAGACAATGTGAAGTTGATAACAGAAACTTGCTTGCCGAAGGTTATGCAGATGCAAACCCGTTTGATTATATTATTATCTCTGATGAGGATGAAATACCCTCACCGGAAGGGATACGTGAAGGGATACGAGCCGGGCATGAGTGTTTTGCAATGCGTCAAAAACTTTATTATTATTATGTGAACTGCATCGCTGCACAAGTTTGGGACGGATGTATGGTTTATCAGAAACGCCTGATACCTTCACCGCAATGGATCAGAGATAGACGTGGACAAGGTGACGGACACATCATGAACGGCGGCTGGCATTATTCTTTTCTCGGAAGTGTTGAATATATCTCAAATAAATTAAGTAACTTTTCAGAGCAGCAAGTTAATACACCTGATGTGAACAATGTTGAAAATATCCGTCATTGCATGGAGACCGGCGAAGATATGTTTCACCGAACTGAATGGTATGCTCAGAAACACTTTATCAGTCGTGAAGAATGCGAAGCGGATCACCCTGCACTGAAGGAATGGTTACAAAAATATCCACATAATGTGAAAGAATGAAAGATATTCAATTTGTTAAATGGCTTCCTGAATGGCATGGATTTCACTTTATCAAAAGTAATCCTAATCTTGAACCATCTGCATTTCATTTAATTTATAAATGGTCAATCTATTTCGGATTTTGGGAAATTCGTAAATTTATGACGCTTGATGAAATGAATAAATCATATTATTTGTGGAAGAAAAATTCAATGGATGAAATAGATGAATTATGAGAGATGACGCAACACATCAACCTGTTCTTTTTGAACTGATAAAACGCACAAACGGTTCTATTCTCGAACTTGGCGCAGGTGAAAGTTCAACTGATCAAATTCACACTTTAGCACATGATCGTAATATCCTGACCGTTGACGATAATCAGCAATGGCTCGATAATTATATACATCTGAAAACGGACAGACATGAATTCACCTTATTTAATGAAAAACTTTTTGAGATTTATAGTCATGAATGGTCTGTCGTGTTAGTTGATTTAAGCACATGGGAGCAACGTATGTGGGCAATATATAAACTGAGATACTATGTTGATTACATGGTAATACATGATGCTCAGGGCAAAAACTTAGGACGGTTGTTTAAATTTTGGCGAGAATACCGCGTTACAGACTTACCGATGCCGACAACCTTACTTGGAAGTAACATTTATAGTCTAGAAGATATTTTTGTCGAAGGTGCAACAATCATAAATCATGGATAAAATAAAAGCTATTCACTACGTCCTCTCAGAACTGATGCGTCAATATAATGAAGGAATTGCAGTCACAAACGATTATATCACAGAACTTGCAATAGAATATGACATTGATAACTTCGTTCCTGAGCTGAAGGCTATCGCTGAAAAACTAATGCCCGTTGGGTCAATGGGTACGGTTGACTATCCTTTTGATGACGATGTTGATCTTGCATAAATAAATGAGAAAATTTATATCATTCTCTGGTGGTGTTGAAAGCACAACAATGTGTGTTTTATTTGGTAATAAAGCAGATGCTATATTTGCTGATACCGGGTTTGAACACAAATTAATTTATGATCAAATTACTAAAGTACAGGAATGGTGTAAAAATTTTCATCGAAATGACTTTACAATTCACAAAGTAAAAAGCAAATATGATACACTGCCGAAACGAATTATTGAACAATCTTTTTATCCATCTTTTAGTTCGAGATATTGTACCCGTGAATTTAAGATAGAACCTATTGATGAATTTCTTGAACAATTTAAGGACGAGGGTTGCGAATTATTGATAGGTTTAAATTATGAAGAACAAAATAGGATTGAAAAACAAGGTCATGGTAATAAATCATTTGTTAAATATTCCTATCCTCTTGCAAAAAATAAATTAACAAGATCAGCTTGTATTACAATACTTGAAAAGGCAGGATTAAAACCTGATTATCCTGTTTATATGAAACGTGGAGGATGTATTGGTTGTTTTTATAAATCAGTTAAACAATATGTTGCAATGGCATTGCTTAATCCTGAAGAGTTTGCAATTGTCGAGAAACTTGAAGAAGAATTAAACACTGATAGCAATGGCAATAACCGTAAAAAATATTTCAAAATATTAGGTGACTTAACAAAACCATCTATGAAAGAAATAAGAATAAGGGCACATGAAGAATTATTTAAACCAGAAGATGTTTATTCAGTGATTAATGATGCTACTCCTTGTGGTGTATTTTGTAATAGATGACCTTGCATAAAAATAATGTGTAAATTTGTATCATAAAAAATAAAAGGAGACGAATATGATAAAAAGGCTATTTGATCAGATAGGCAATCCGATTGATATATTTGATAAATATGATGTGATGAAATTAATAGTGCTTATTGGAGCATTAATTTCTTTATATTTAATAAGAAAATGAAAAACTAATAAAAAAGAAGATGAGAAAGTTAACAGAAGAAAGTTATGAATTAAGTACAGGGAAAGTAATATATCCTAATTGTGGAATAATTGGACTTTCAGAAAATGAAGTTAATGGATTTTCTATTACCGAAGGGTATGACGGATATTTTATGTATCCAGCATCAGAAGATCATTATGATACACCTGACCTTACACCTGACCTTACAGCTGATGAGGCTAAGGAACTCGCTTTATATATGAGTGAATTATGGTTGAGGTTTTCAATTAGTTTGAAATGATACACTGTAAAAAAGGTAAATGTACAGTTTACTCAAAGAAAGGCAAACGACTGAGTAAACCGATGTCAAAGAAAAAGGCAAAAGCCAGACTGAAGGTCATTGAATTTTTTAAACATAAAGACAAGTAATGGCCGAAGAAGAAGAAATAGAATTAACAGCTAAACAAGAAAAGTTTTGTTATGAATATTGTCTTGACTTAAATGCAACTCAGGCCGCAATAAGGTCAGGATATTCAGAAAAGACAGCAGGAGTTATCGGAAATGAAAACTTAAAAAAACCTTATATTCAGTCCCGAATTAAACAAATGCAGGACAATCTCGCTGAAACAGCAGGAATTAGCAGGTTGAAAGTTTTGAATGAACACATGAAAATGGCCTTTTCTTCAATTGCAAATCTTCACAATACCTGGATTAAAAGAAAAGACTTTGAAACGCTTACAGAAGATCAAAAAGCTTGCATTGCTGAAATAGACACTAAGATCAGAGTAGAATATCAATACAATTCTGAAACGGACGAAAAAGAACCTATGACCGTTGAATATGTCAGAATAAAACTTTACGACAAACAAAAAGCACTTGACAGTATTTCAAAGATGCTTGGGTTTGATGCTCCGACACAAATTTCTGTAAATATTCCATCGCTTCCGAATGTTATTATAAAAACAAATGACTGAGGTAACGCAAATATTATCAAAACCTCAGATGTCTATATTGCAATCAACGGCAGGGATTAATTTGTTTCTGGCCGGGACCGGATCAGGCAAGACCTTTCTTGGTGGTGTATTATCAATTAACTTTATTACAAAGTTCCCAGAAGCGCGTGGAGCTATCTTTGCCAATACTTTTGGACAACTAAACACAAGTACGCTTTTTCGTGTACGTGAATATTGGTCATCAATTGGAATAAGTGAGTGGAATAAAGATAATCCTTTGGGACTTTATGTTTCAGGCCGCGAACCTCCACCACATTGGACTAAATGTAAACGGAACTTCGATCAGTTTAATGGGATTATTTCTTTTTGTAATGGAGGTTTGATTTTTACAGGTTCTTTGGACAATTATTTTTCACATTCTGGAAAAGATTTTTCATGGTGTTTATTGGACGAGACTAAAGACACAGCAGAAGAGGCAGTTAAAGAAGTAGTTATTACACGTTTACGACAACCTGGAATGTACGTTGTTAATGGCAAGTTATCGCATGAAGGTAAACAATCAGAACAATATAATCCGCTTTATTGCCTTACATCTCCAGCACGAACTGACTGGCTTTCAGATATGTTTGAACTTGATAAACACGTTGACGAGATAACGGCAAAGATTTATTCAGAAACTACTTTCTTTGAAAAGGAATATAATAACAAAAAGGTTGTCATTTCATCGGCTTATCATAATGTTCACAATGTAGGGTTGAATTACATAAATACTATTCTGGCTAATAATTCTGAAGAACGCGGAAAGGCACTTGTATTTGGAAATCCTTTTTCAATCACTGGCGGAGAGTTTTATTCATCATTCAATCGTTTAAAGCACGTTCAAAACTTGACTTACGATCCTTCAAGGCCTCTTCACGTTTCATTTGACCAGAACTCCGTACCTTACAACTCATGCTCAATCTGGCAGTTTGAGAACAAAGAAAACATCTGGTTTGCAAAGTGTATTGATGAAATTACTTTAGAAAACCCGCGAAACTCAACCGAAGAAGTTTGTGAAGAGTTTATGTTGAGATATTCTAATCATAAGGCCGGACTTTATTACTACGGTGATGCTTCGGGGCGTTCACGATCGACGATGAACAAAGAGTTTAAGCATCATTATGAGGTTGTTGAATGGAAATTAAGGAAGTATCTTATCTCAGGTTCAGACAGAACAGCAATAAAAAATCCTCTTGTGCTGAAACGTCGCGACTTTATAAATAAGATTTTTGAAGAAAAGTTACCGATAAGAATTATTTTTGATGAGAGTTGTAAAAAAATGATCGCTGACATGATGTATGTTAAACAGGCTGTTGACGGCACAAAGGATAAGCATATCGTTACAGATAAGGAAACCGGAGACAGATATCAGAAGTATTGCCACCTCTCGGATGGTGCTGATTATCTGCTAGTTGAGGCATTTAAAAACTATTATGATATTTAAGCCATGAATAAAGACGAAGGACTTTTACAGTTGACAAAGATTGTCATCGATAATATAACGCATCAGGACTATAAGCGAGTGACTGAACTTGCGGATACTTATTACAAAATGGTCAGCGGTGATGAAATCTCTGAATTGTTGCATCGGATAACGAGACGCGAAACTGAGGAAGAATATGAGATGCGTAAACTGATTACTAATTCTGTCATCCCTCCTACTTTGGCCTCAACAAAACTGCCGTTTCAAAAGACTGTGCGTACAAAGGCAAAGAAACGCATAATCAAATGGGACGAAAAGGAGGACGAAAACAAGAAGGCAGACTTTGAAAAGTTTCTTTTTAACTACTGGGGTGATAGTTCGCTTGAGAAGTTCCTTGAATATGCGTTTGTAGATTACAACTACATTGATCCTAATGCTTTTCTGATTACTGAGTTTGATAACTTTGACAATTTGAGGGAAAAGGCAAAACCGTATCCGTTTATTGCAACCTCGGAACAGTGTGTAATGTTTGAGATAAAGAATAACATACTTGAATACCTGATTGTTAAACTCCCGATAAAATTCAGAGAAAGTAAAACAGACGAAAGAGAGAGTGACGGCATAAAATATACAATTTATCTCGGACAGGATACGATTACTTTTACTCAGGTTTCACGTGCAGTTATCTCAGAGGGTGAAATGATTGATATCGGGCCGGTAACTTATCAGATCGGATATTTTGAACCGAAGAATGATAAAGTTCCCGCACGAAGGTTCGGTTATAAGCGCGATGCTGAAACGCAAGGACGCACGTTTGTAAGTTGTTTCCATGATATAATTCCTTATCTGAATAAAACCCTGAAAATTGACAGTGAACTTGACTTGACTGCTGCAATGTGCGCTTTCCCGCAAAGGTTTGCTTATGTTGCGCCTTGCAAAAACTGTAACAAGGGTAAAATGCCTGATGGCAAGGACTGTCCTGTTTGCGATGGTTCAGGTAAAGAGCCTTTTCACAATTCAACAATGGATGTAATCACTCTGGACTTGCCGCGTGATGTGGTTGATATTATTGACCTTGAAAAACTTCTGGTCTATAAGTCGCCTCCGATTGAATTACTTGAATGGCAAAAGGACTACATTAATGAACTTCGCGCGAATGTGTTTTTGATGATGTTCAATAAAGAATTATATACTAAGGATGAAGTTGCTGCAACAGCAACCGAAAAGGTATTAGAGATTGACAATTTGAATGACACTCTAAGACCATTCGCTCAGTCACTCTCAACGATGTGGGAATTTATTGTCCGCGATATTGCAACGTTTACAGACTTTGGCAAGGGACTTTATGTTGAACATTTGTACCCGGAGGACTTCAAATTCAAATCCATGTCTGAAATGATGTTAGAACTTCAATCGGCTAAAACGGCTAATGCTTCGACTTCGACGATTGCAAAGATTGAGGATGATATTAATGAAAAACTGTATGCTGATCAGCCAGAGGATTTAAAAATAATTAGGATTAAAAACTCATTTAATCCGTTCCGGGGCTATAAAGAAGAAACAATTGATTTGTTGATCTCACAAGGTCTGACAACACGATTTAACTCTGTACTTTATGCAAACCTTGAAAGTATTTTTAATGAACTCGAACAGGAAAATGAGAACCTTTATGAATTAAAATATCAGTTAATTCTTGAAAAGGTCAAGGCAAAAGTTGTTGAATATATGGCGACAATGGACAAAGAAAGCGCGCCTGAGCCTAAATTAAACTTAGGAGGTGAGAACTTACCCGAAGAAGGTCAGCAAATGGAAGGTGAAACTAATACAGAAACAAAATGACTAATTCAGTTCTTAATTTAGAAGTTAAGGTTGATAATAAAAAGGCCTTGAAACAAATAGAAAATCTCAAAGGAAAACTTATTGAAGTAAGTAATTTAATGGATCAAATTAAAAAGACTAAAGTTGATATAAATGTTTCTGTTGTACGTGTAGATAAAAAATGGTATCAATTCTGGAAATGAGATGAGGTTTACAGTTGTACTTCCATCTTTTCTCGGTGAATACGCCGGGGCAGCCTCTCGCAGACCCGAAAAGTTATGCCGTGCAGTTGATAGTGTTATTGCTCAGACATTTCAGGACTGGGAGTTACTTGTTATTGCTGATGGTTGTCAGGAGACAGTTGAAATAATGAAGCGTTACACTGATAAGCGTATCCATTGTCACCTGATACCGAAAGCTCCGATGTGGGACGGCAAACCGCGTAATACAGGGATTGAAAAGGGACAAGGTGATTATATTATTTACATTGACGGTGACGACTATTGGGGTGATGGACATTTGCAGGGAATAAACGATAACTTAGCTGATCATGATTGGGTTTTCTTTAATGATTATATTTGTAATCTTGACGGTAGTTTGATAATGCGTAATTGCGATATAAAGAGATTGGGTATGAACGGAACTTCAAATATTTGTCATAAAAGATCATTGGATGTTCGTTGGGGACATCGCGGTTATGCTCATGATCATTACTTTAATCAGAAACTTTTGCTTTATCGTAATTATGCGAAAATTCAGGCAGGTGAGTATGTGGTTTTGCATTTGCCAGGATCAGTGAATCTGTAAAATTAAATATATGAAAGTAGCAGCGATAACAATTACATTTAACCGTCTCGAACTCACAAAGCGGACAATAAAAAGTTTCTACGAAAAGACCGGAGTTGATTTTCATTTATTCATTGATAACGGCTCGACTGACGGAACAGTTGAATGGCTCGAAGATTATCACCGCATCATTTTAGGCGAGAATTACGGAATTGCAGCAGCCTTTTATTACGGTGTTCAGCAGTTAAAGGATTATGATTATATTCTCAAACTTGACAATGATGTTGAAACTGTCACAGAGGACATGATTGCAAAACTTGTGAGGTTCATTGAATTTGCTGGACCTCATGCCGTATCGCCTCCTGATTTAATGATCGATCCTGCATTTTACCCTCAGATTTATTCCCGCAAACAGATCGGTGAATGGGACGTGCAATATACTTCGCACACGGGCGGGGCGTTTCAACTTGCACCGACAAAATATTGTGTAAAGATGGTCGATCAATTCACTGCCCTCAAAGGCGGCGACATGACAATCGGATGGTACTATAAGTCTATCGGTTGCCCTCCCGCTTATATTAAGAATTACGGAATGAACCACATCGGGTTAAATCAGTCAACACCTTCAAACGTATATATATTTTGATGAGAAAGAGTTTAAATAAGATAATCCAAATAGGCCATTATCCTTTTGACCTTATGCTTTCGTTTCACGAATCGGATGAACAGTTTATTGAATCATTAAAGAAATTTGATGTTTACGATATAAATGATCCGTCTGTCAGGCTTGTGGTTGAAATGGAAAAATCGTGTGATGTTGATGGCAGATATTTAATGTTTAAGGGACATCAAAGCGTTATAAGGTTGGTGCGATATCCACAAAAGGGGAGATCAAGTGACATGGCATTATTGAATCATGAACTCATGCATGCTGTTCACTTCTTCTGTGATGATGTTTTGCATGCTCCGCTTAGTGAAGATACAGCAGAGGTTTATGCTTATCTCTTTCAATATTTGACAGGAGAGATTTATAAATATATATGAAGTACGATCTTATTATAGTTGCTGCCTCAAAGGACAATGGGTTATGTAAGATGACACAAGAAGCTATTGATAGTTGTTTGGCTGACGGTGCTAATGTTAATGTTATTCTTATTGAGACGTTTCGACAATATCCTTATCAGAATGTAAATAAGAATATATTTTTCAACGGTGAGTTTAACTACAATCATTGCCTTAATCTCGGATTACAACACCGTACCGGGGACGTTCAGATTTTAGCAAACAATGACATAGTATTTCAAAAAGGTTGGTCAACAATCGGAGATACAATGCAGGCGCAGGGTTATCTCTCGGCCTCGGCCTTGTCAAACCATCCCCGGCAAAAGATATTTCCGCGTGGTGATTATGCTTACGAAGGTTATGAGATTTGCCTTTACATGACTGGCTGGTGTATATTTTGTGATAAGAAAATTTGGGATATTATCGGAATTCTTGATACTTCTTACCGTTTCTGGTATTCTGATAATATGTATATTAATCAATTAGCCAAAAATCACATCAAACATTATTTGATTTGCAATGTGACAGTATTACATTATCTAAGTCGCACACTATCAAAGCAGGATTATAAAACAAAATTAGTTTTAACAAATGCCGAAAGGAAAACCGTTCATAAGCACCATCGCCCGCATTTATAGGCGCAACTATGAGGATATCGGTATGTTCTTTTTTATCGAAGGTCAGCGCATGGTCGTCCCGGCTGTTACGATTGAACAAGCTGTTGATAATTACTTTCGTTATATGGGAATTAAAAACTTCAATCATGATAGTGCCGTTGCAACTTACAGTAAACTTAAACGTGAATTTTACCAATCCCTGAAAGATGATACGTCTCCCGAAACGCATAGATGAAGTATTGAAACGTAAAGATGAGTTTCTTGCAAAACGCGAAGTCATGTTAAATAAGACTTCAATGAAGATGCAGGAACAGATGCTTGCGAAAGTTCTGGCCGATATTGTTCCTAAACTTGACACAAAGAACGGAAAAATACTTCGCACACTTAAAAACTATCAGCTTTTAGGTCAATTAGACAAGATTTACAAAGACTTTGGCAAGGTACAGAGACTTGCGTTCGTCAAAGAGGTTGGGGATGCTGTAAACGGCCTTGCATTGCTTAATAAGGGTTATTTTGCTATTACTCTCGGTGCTTCACTTCCGGCAATGTTTGAAAAGATCGCTTCTGATGCTGCAATGATAATGAACGCAAGGGTAGGGCTGAAAGGTGGTGAGATTATTGCAGGTGGTTTTCTTGAAACTTTAATTCAGGATACGGCACTACTTACTGAGCTTAAAAACTTCATGGCTAAGTCGGTTGCGGCACAAGTAAAGACAAAAGACTTCATCAAAGGATTGAATGATATAATCGTGGGTATTGAGGATAAGCCCGGAGGTATTCAGAAACAAATTGACCGTTATGCGCATGACCTGTATATGCAATATGATAGTGCCGTAAATAATACAATGGCCGTTGAGCTTGATATGAACTCATTTGTTTATCAGGCAGGAATAATAGAAACTACGCGGGACTTTTGCGCTGCTCATGATAGTAAGGTCTGGACACGTGACGAAGCTGCTGAATGGGTCAACTGGACACCTTCGCAAGGCGACTATCCTGCGGGGTATGTTATTAAGCAGAAAGACCCTGATGAAGTGCCGAGTTATATCAATTATCCGGGTTACGCACCTTTGATTGACAGAGGTGGTTTTCGTTGTCGACATAGGATTGCATGGATACCTGACGAACTTGCTGAAATATACCGTGCTAAAGAGGCTAAAAAATAAATTTAATTTGTTAATAATTATTTGTTAATTTTGTAAAAACAATTTTGAAATAGGGAAATTAATACAATAACAATATGAAAATTAGCAAAGACGAAAACGGAGCATTAATTCTTGATGGGGAAAATCGAACTATTTTATTTACTACCCCGGATAATGGAGGGTTGAAATATGATGATTTAAAACCAGATGGTATAAGTCAGATAAAAAATTTCATAATTTATCATACAGAAAATGGTGAAGTTGATAAAATGAAAATGGTGACTGAATATTTAAGTTCATTTAACAGATTATAAAATGGAGAAAATAGAAAAAATTGAATGTCTCGTGAAGGGAAAGATACTCAAACTCTCGCCCGAAGCATTTAAATTAGCCGAAGGATATTTCGGTGCTGTACGAACATCGGAAATAAAAGCTAATAAACCTATTGAACTTTCAAAGCCTCTTTTGATACCGCGCAAACCTGAGTTATCACAGCCGATTGAACTTCCAGTTATCAAACCCGGTAAGAGCGAAGTAACTGCACCGGAGGTTGTCGAACCGGTTGTCAATAACATTCCTAAAAGGAAAGCACCTGCAAAAAAGACAGTTAAAAAGGCAGAGAAATGAATTACGAATTAATTTCAAAAAAAACAGGAGATACTCATTATGCTGATGACGAAGTTTGGCAGCAAATAGTAGAACTTAAACTTACACGTAATTATATCAGAAAGAAAATTGAATCGTTTAAGTTACCGACAATAAACAAACAAATTCTAAAACCCGTTATAGAAAAAGCTGAAAAGCCTAAATCAAAAACAAAGAAATGACTGATACTGAAAAAACAAAATTAAATGGGTTTCTTTCCAAAACCTTAAAGATGGAAGCCGAGGACATGGCCAGCCTTTATAATGAAGCCGGGGAGCTTGTCTCCTTAACCGCAGCCGAAAAAGCAGATACCGCAAGAGTTGCAAAACTTAAAGAGGATAATGACAGCCAATATAAGCGAGGCCAGAAAGAAGTGGCAAGCAAACTGGAGGCAAAGCTGAAGGATAAGTATGACATTGAGTCCGATTTAGTGGGTGTTGAACTTGTTGACTTTATTCTTGGTGAAGAAGTTAAAAAGGTAAAAGGAAACGGAGAGGATATTTCCGCTCATCCCGAATACGTTAAACTCAAACTCGAAAATGATAAGGCTCTAAAGGCTAAAGACAAGGAATGGCAAAAGAAACTTGACGATCTTG